TGTATTAAAGACGCTATAGCCTGTGGATTACCACCTACAGAACCTAGACTTGTTAAAAGCGCACTTAGTTTATCTGGATTAGGTATAATCTCATCCACTGGTAAACCAGTAGTCTTAAGCACTTCACGTAATAAAACTTGCATACCTTCTGGCGGTATAAGTGGCTGAATACCTTGTTGTGGCGCAGCATACGGAGTAAGCGCCTGTAATAGTTCAAGAGTTTTAGCTTGTGCCAACTCACGTTGCAGAAGTCCAGTAGCGCCACGCGCAATAACTTGAACATCTGCTTTAATATCTGGATCATCATCAAATCGCATATTCATATTATAATAGAACGTTATTACATCTTCTATAACATCACGATCCAGATTTAGAATACTATTCTTAATACCCTTAGCAGCATTAGCCATTAACATGCTAAGACCGCCCATTGTACGACCAGCACCCTGTACTTGAGTATTACCCATTATATATGGCGGGACACCACTTAGATCATCCGCTATTTGACTAAACTTATCCCATACTTGTAATAGTTCTGGTACTACTGTGGGTATAACAAACCAACGATAAGCAGGATTACCCTTACCTGTTGGGTCTGTTTCCACATGATATAGTTTATATGGGAATACTTCATCTGGTATTTCTCCAGCAGTTAAACGATCTACATCCACTTCACCTACTGGACCAGACGAATAACTCATATTACGTACAATAGACCGCGCAGCAGAGTTAACTACTCTCTGCGTATCCCGTAATATGTCTGCTAAACCTTCACCCCATAATGCGCCCGGTACTTTAACAAACGACGATGAGAATATAGGACGTGCTTGTAATGGATACGGATTAATAACCGCTTTAACAGTGTAGTTATTGATCGTCCAAATCTCACATTCATATTGTGCCTCCGGGTCTTTTACTAATATATTACGTTCTATAAGATACTTGCCCGGTATTTTGCCATTATAAATGATTAAATCTAAAGTCTTTCGATCTAAAGTAGGCGTAAATGTGTCTTGAAGAAACTTTCTTTGATAATCCGGCCTTAATTGTTCTTCAAAACCAGTATTAGCATATTTTTCTAATACTGTTCTAATAGTCTCGTCATTAAATCCTTGTAGTCCAAGACACAAATGTAATTCATCCATCTGTATCTTACGACGTTCTATAAAAAACCGTCCATTCTGTGGAGTAGTACTCTCCATAGATGGATACGCATCAAATGGGCTTATTCTCCGAGATACATAAATTGTATCAACTTTTTCAACAACTTTTTTACCATTCCATTCTAGTCTTCTTTTATTCTCTATAACCGGCGCTCGCATAAAAGCCGCTGGAAACGTACAAAAATCTTGTATAAACTCTGCAAACGCTGGACGCCAATCACCTTCTAATAACTGATCTTCTATTTTTAATTCCATTCCATCACAAGCAGACTTAGCTTTTTCTCTAGCATATTTTAAAGCTGCGTCTTTAAGCTGTTTCGCTCTAGCACGTAAATCTTCTGGTACACCTGATTGCTGTAACTCTAATTCCAGAGCGTCTACAACTTGCTCTTTCATCCACGGCGGAAGTTCTGGAATTGGAGTAGGAGATAACGTCCAAGGTTTATCTATCGCACTAAGTAAAATGTCATTAATCCAACTTTCAGCAGCGCGACACTTAAGAGCAGTAAGACCAATATATACATCAATCGCACCAACAAGTCCTGCGTCTTCTGGATCATATACATACCGTCTTGCTCTTAATGCCCGTAAAAGCCGTTCTTCTACCCCCGATACCCGGCGATACATTTCTGCTTCAATAAAAGCACTTCTTACATAACGAGCTAAATCATCTTGTATCTCCTCTTGCATTACCGGCGCTACCGGTGTTGCCAATGGTGACACGCCTCCCGATGACGGAGAGGATGGCATGTAACTCATACCAGCAGTTGATAAGCTCATTGGTTATTACATCCGCCTATATAATAAAAAATAGCATTGCCATCCCAAAAAAATCTAAATATCGAATTCTTTCCTGCAATTAAAGTAACTCCCGGTTGTCCATGAACACTTGCCGGAAACGTTGGAAGACCCGCAACACCTGCATAAAGATTAAGAGTAAGTATAGCAGGATAAAGCGGAGGACTAAACGTAAAAGTAAGCGCAGCACTATTATTTGGAGCAACAGCTTGAATACTACCATTACCCCAAGCAATATTACTTGTTGTTGTAGTTATACCATTATCATAGAATTGATAAAGTAAATTAGAAAGTAAAACATCAGTAAACGTTTTCCGTCCAGAAGGCAATACTTGATTACCGGAAATAATTACACCACCAAAAGTTGCACTTGCTGGTTGTAAAGTAAGAACTGTTCCTGCTATTGATGCACCACCAGCGTTTGGAGTAGCACCAATATTAGCAACACTACTAATTCCACCACCTGTACCTGAAAAATTTGCTGCTGTTAAATTACCGGGGATAATAAGGTTTCCCGCTGTATCTACCCTCATTACTAATGTACCACCAACCCCCGGATCATATGCACTATCGCTATGTACACCACCACTATACCATGCAAAATTCGCTCCACTACGACTATAATACACACCACCTTGAACACCTATACCATAAGAAGTCGCATACAAATTCACCATCTGGCGGGTTGCTGCACCAAAACTTAAGGTACTTGGTACACCAATAGTTACATTACCATAAAAAGTTTTATCACCTCCAATAGCTTGAGCTACAGCAGTTAAAACACCGGGAAAAAGATTATTTGCCGGTTGTAAAGTAAATACACCACTAACAAGTGTTGCAGCATTCGCATTCGGTGCAGCCCCTACAGCAGCGAGACTCGCAACACCAGTAGCGCCAGTAGCACCGGTGGCACCTGTAGGACCAGTAGTACCTGTAGCACCAGTAGGTCCAGCACCAGTAGCCCCGGTAGGCCCAGTAGGCCCAATAGAACCAGTTGTACCTGTAGCACCTGTTGCCCCCTGTAAACCTATTCCTGTAGCTCCTGTAGCTCCTGTTGGACCTTGTACGCCTATTCCGGTAGCGCCTGTAGGCCCGGTAGCACCTATTCCCGTTGCGCCTGTAGCTCCTGTTGGACCCGGTAAGCCTATGCCTGTAGCTCCTGTTGGACCCGTTGGTCCTGCGCCGGTAGCTCCCGTTGCGCCCGTTGCTCCGGTCGCACCTACACCAGCAGCAGGGAGCGCAGAACTACTACCCATTACGGTTGTAACACCACATAATCAATGCCTATTAATGTGTGTCCACTAGGTGGGACTGTACTAGGCGCACCTACTGTAACCCAAGACTCTTCTACTCCTCCTGCTACATACCAGCCACGGTTTTTGTATTTATAGACTACAGCAGTAGCAGTACCCGGTAAAGAAATTACATACCCTGGATTACCTGCAATATGCGTTTGAGTAGCAGATGGTAAAAATTCTCCCGCTCCACCTACTAATAATGATGCATCTCTAAGAGTCACGACAAGTTCACCGGTCCATTATTCCATGGGATTACTAAATTACCAAACTGTGCAAACTGTCCTGTTGTACCAGTCGAAGGATAACTATCACCAGTAGTAATAGAATTAGAACCAAACCATGCATCTACAACACTACCATGCCTACCACGAGCACCTACAGTGCCATATCCAGCAATTCCAATTGGAGCTAAATACCATTCACCGCTAACATCATTCACTATATTACCAAAATTCGTATCCGCTGGAAGTAAATTACCAGATGGACCTTCGCACATAAATGTTATACTAGTATTAACACCATTTACTCTAGAACGAATATATGTTGTCATCGAAGTAATACCACCAGTTCCTGCTCCAACAGTTGGTGGTCCATTATGTACCATACTAAACCAAGGATTAAGCCAACCAGTTACTGGATTTGCTGGTACATCAAGCATCCAAATACCCATAACATTACCAATAGCAGCCAATGCAACACGCATTGACTGTAAATCAGTAGATAATTCTACAGACCAACGTATAGCGATATCTGATGCTACAGCAGTAAAATTATTACCATTAGCACTAATAATTTGTGAATCACTTGCTGTTGGTGCAGCAGTTGTTGTACCTCCAGTAAAACCAACACTTGTTGAAACTGACATTGTGCATAAATTGCCATTGCCCGGTGCAGCATTAAAATCAAACAAAACTTCAGCATTTGCATGAATACCGGGAAATTTTAATACCCACCATGTATGAGCTGAAGCACCAGCGGCTCGTACTATATTTGCAGTTGTAGCTATTCTATCAACTCCATCTCCTTTAGTTCCAGCAGTAACACCATTACATGAATAGTCCATTACAAGAGGAGTAGCAAACCCAAGCAATGTATTTTTAATATTCAACATGCATAAATTATTATTAGCAAGTGAAGACCCTTGTGCTGATTGTAAATTATTACAACTTTTTTGCCATGATCTAACAGTAGTTGGAAGCGCTAATAGAGATGGACTAGGCGGAAGAATTAGCTTTTTATCCGGTACAATAATCTTACGGGTAACCATTACGGCTGTATCTCCAACCACGATCCACGGCTAGTTACTTGGTCACCAGCCGTAGTAATCCAACAACGTGTAGTGAATATGCCCGCGACTGCCCCCGGTCTAAATGCTGTAGATACATCTACAGTCACTAGAGTAGCATTTAATCCAGCAGTTGTAGGCGTACTAGCTATAATCACTGGTGATCCTGCCCCGGTTTCACGTAATAAATCTCCACCTACTAAGTTTGCCCCATTCGTTGTCTCTAAAAGCATTTGTAACTTGACTATAGACGCTGAACCTAATCCCCAACTAGTATCATTCGGATCGAAGTATTTTGACCCAAGAGCTAATTTAGTTGTAGCATCATACTTTGAAGACTGTGTTGAATCACTAAAGGTAAAAGGATATTTTCTCGGAACTGACGCGGCTGATACAGTCAAGCCACGCATGTTAAAAAAGTAACCGCTGTTCGGATAATCAGCCCATATAAGCGGTTTGGATACTTGTCCCGGTGTTATGGGTTCTGTAAGTGTAAGCGCTCCCGGTGTTATTGGGCTTAAAAAGTAAACAGAATTAGGCGTTAAACCTGTAAAGACAAGTAAAGTAGGATCAATATAACCACCATAACAAATAGTAAACGTATTAGCATCTATTACGGCTACTACTATCCCTACTACTTCAGCATTTACTGCATTATTAGCTTGTGCTTTTGTGTAAGTACCAGCACCGCTTAATCTAACAACGTTACCTACCAGTAATCCATGTGCTGTCTGTATTATATTCTCTACAAAATCAGTACCACTACCTCCGCTACCACCCCCTCCACCTGTAGTTCCTTTAACCGTTCCTGTTATAGTTGTCCCACCAGTGGATAGGTGTGATAACATATTAAGAATAAAATTAACAGATGCACCATCATTTAAGCCTCTAAAATTAAAATTACCCTGCCCATTGGGAGCTACAAACCCCTCTAAAATAAGATTAAGAGACATTAACCGTTTTTCACACTTACGTAGACACCACACAATCCAGCAGTAACAGATTTAACAAACTGATACTGTGCGCCACCTTCTAATGCTACAGACGGACAAGACACTGTTAAATTAACCGCAACACCATAAATGTCACTTACTTGTTTTGCATTAGCACCGGACATAACTTTAAGAGTAACAGTCTCAGCACCCACTAGATTATCTGCTGATACTATAATAGCATCACAATCACCAGCGTCATATGTACCAGAAGTAGCTGCCGCTGTCTGTGGTGGAATAAATGCAATCTGATTAAGTGCCATGATTAGTGTCCTAGTAAGACTAAATAGCTAAACCACATTTGCTACCACACCATGTTTGTAATTTCGCTAAATTAAGCGGTACGATTGTATCAAATACAAAACATGCTGCGTAAATACGTCCAGTAAAGTAAATAGTTTCGCCATTTACAACATTAAAATGGTCACTAGCATCGCCATAAGCACCCATACGAAAGTATTTTGACGCATCAATCATATTAACAGCCGTAGTATTAAGTACTCCAGTTGGTACACCAACATTAACAGCATTTAAAAATTCGGTAATAGGATTTGCTGCTGATCTATCATAAACTGCTGAAACCACTCTTATAGAAGTTGATGTATCACTAGCTGCGTCCACTGATGCTACAGTTACACCATCTTTATCAAATATAGCTCTAAGACTACCACCACCACCACGACCAGAAAACCAACGACCAGCATTTGCATTACTATAAGAGCGCCCAATTAAAGTGCCATCTGCTGTAGAATCAAAACGATGAGCCGTACATAGTAACATTGAATTGTTAAGGAATATATTATTGTTATTTGCTTGTCCATAAAGAACACTATTTGGAACAAATTGTAAATAAGAAAAACCCCCTACATCCGTTTGGTATGTTGGACGTTGTGCTGTACTATTAGATTGTGTTAAATGATATCCACGTCCAGATTTATCTAGCATTTTACCAACAGGTTGCCCTACCGCAGTTACTGGAACCGTACCTGCTGAATCCTGAAATAACGTAGATAAGTCACTTGGATCGTAATATGCACCACGTTGACCACTACTGAACAATAAACTAGGTGTCCATGCACTAACACCACTACCACTTTTAGCCGAACGTGGTAAATTTCTCGATAAACTAAAAGGTAATCCCTTCACCATACCACGAAAACCGGCCATTTTTATATTTTACCCAATATAAGTAAGATAATAAGAATTACAACAAGTAAACCTAAACCACCACTAGGAAAATACCCCCAGTTTGCACTATGCGGCCAAGTAGGTAACGCGCCAATAAGTATCAATATTAAAATAATTAAAAGAATCGTACCTAGTGACATAATGCTCTCCTACTTCATCATTACAAACTTAACTATCGTAGCAACAATAGCTGCCACAGCACCCACAATAGCCCCAATACTAAACAAAATTCGCCATTTAACTTTGGCTGTTGCAATTGCTGTGACAACTAATGTCTTTAGATCATTGTGACTGCTAACTAAGCCATCAATCTTACTCTCTATCCTTAACTCTACTTTTTCATGGCTTTCTTCTAGGATTTTAGTCCTAGCTTGCAAGTCAGCTATGTCTCTATCTGGCATTATTTAACAGCTTTCTTTACCGGACCACCCTCTGTAGGAGTCGCAGCAGGAGTATAAATACCCTGCCGTACATCACTGATTAAAGACTCAAATGCTAATTCCTTAGCATCCGCTGGACCCTTTTCCGAACTAGTCTGTCCAAGGAAACTACTGTCCCCTTCATTGAAATTAGCTGCAAAACCTAATCCCTTAAGCGCTTGTGCGCGACCCGCTACATAGCCCCACACAACCGGAAGCAAACGACGACCACCAAAGAATACACCTGCCGAAACGCAAGATAACTGGATACTACGCTTCTGTTCTTCATCAAGCTCTTTCTGATAATCACGTAGTGTCGCAGCCCATGCACAATGATTAACAGTATCCTTAGCCCAATTAAGAGCAATCTTCTGCTGGTCCTTGGTATCCCAGTTATAAGACCCTGCAAACGCAATAACACTAGCAACACCCAATGACTGTACCAAACCTCCCGGTCCATTCGGTGCGCTCGCATATCCTACCGGATACGCCGGGTCTTGCGGTAAATCCGCTACATCTTCGAGTTTCGGTAAACGCATACGTAAAGCTTCTACATGTTCCATGACATTAGTTCCTTTATATTAAAAGTGGGGGAAACGGCACAGGGACGCCCGCGCCGGGGGACGCTTGTAACACAACAGAAAGGGGTTGTCAAGCAGAATTTATCAAATCGGTTCAGAGAGTTACAAACTAGTTGTCTCCGAACCCCTGCGATCTATCCCGGTTAAGCCTGATCCGGTAGCAGTCGATCCCCAGTTGGACGACTCCAAACAATCGCATTAATACCGGCACCATAGAAGGATGGACGTGTACCAATCCTATTAAAGCCAAAGCGTTCTAACATTGCGATAGGCGCTATAGCATTCTCTGGTGTTTCGGCATTCATTTCCAATATTCCTTTATTCTTTACAAAACTATACCAAGCTTGATATAATAACAATGCTGCTTTTGCACTTACCGCACATATAGTTCTTCCATGCCCTTTATCCCATACAGCATAACCAATAATTTCATTTTCTCTCTCTACTACTACACACTCTTGTCCAGCACGTATTGCATAAACAAAACTAATCCACGGCCAAGGACTAGCTTGATGTAGCTTTTCCAGAACTACTATCTGATCCAAGTCTTTCTCTTCCATCTGCCGAATCTGCATGTTCCTCCTTACATTTCTCTAAGTGTTTAGCTATTTTACTTCTCGCATGTTTCATGTCTATTCCACGAAAAGTCAATCGCTTCATACAGTAAGGACAAGTCACTCTTTCCCAAGCTAACTTTATGCCCATAGAAATTTTTTCTTTGGTGCCTCATCATTGCCCATGCCGTTCAACATTCTACCTGCTCGTTGAACGCCACTACCCTTTCTTACAAACAACGCTACATACTGTTCTGCATCTTGTCCATGACTATATCTATTCTTCTCTGCCTTCTCTTTATATCTAGTCGCACCTGCCATTGTGTTACTCATCTTTTCATAGACATACCCGCCCGCACATCCCTCAATCATATACTGACAGTGCGGGGATATTAAAAAACCATCATTACGGTTTAAAAAGAAGTCAACTGCCTCTTTGCGAGGAGCAAAATTATTTGTCGGCGCTAGTTGTAACTTAAGATGAAAGTCTGCGAGAACGTCAAACGCAGTTCTCTTATCTAAACCAGACCTACCCCGCGCCGCCGGATCACCTACGCAAACATAGGTATAACCAGAATATTTTTGATTTAATAAAGGCATTACATACTCCATGCAGAAGGACTCTAAATCCTCATCTGCTGGAGCTAATTCATCTATTATTCTTAGTCCACCTCTTCTAGATAACTGATTAATTATACATGCTGGATTAAGACCAAAATCCCATCCTAATATAAGCGGTAATCCTCTTTCTCCTCTTAATATCTCCTTCGCTACATGCCGATTTTGGCTAAACTGTGGATATATAGGTTTGCCAAATAACTGTACACCATACTCATTTGCCAGCATTACCCTGATATAAGACTCAGAATTACCCTGAATCTGGTTTTTATAGTAGTTTGGAGGCAGATTTTTAAGGTTTTCAGCATCTGGATTCGGTACCCACGTACTAGTTTTATTGTCCCAAAACACTGCCGCAGGGTACTCAAATAGCTTAAAATCGTCTAGTTTTTCTTCTCCTTCAAACAACATATACAGCCAATGACCCACTTTTGGCCTATTTGTGTCTGCTATAATACCAGACCAAGTAGCTCCACCCTCTTTTATAGCTGGATATCGGGGTATACGACCACGTAGAAAGTCAATTATTGCCTTTGGAACCTCTCTTACCTCGTTTATCCATGCTCCAGTAAGCTCCAAAGACAATAATTTCTTAATATCATCCTCAGTTTCCAGTGCTAAAAAGATAAACTCTATGTCTGCTATGGTCCCATCATTTAATCTTTGTCTAAAATTCGCTCTAATCGGTACGTCAAAGACTACTGGACATATATTATTCGGTACCCATTCTTGGAAAGTCTTTATTGTAGTGCTCTTTAACTCTGGATAGGTGTTACGTATGATAGCCCAACGTGATTTCCTTACCCCTTGGAACGGTACTTGCTCAAAGCCACGCATTAAAAGCTCCATAACGCATCCAGCAGACTTGCCACATCCTACTGGACCCATTAAGAACCGGTAAAGCGTATCATCATTATGAAATAAACGGGCAGTAGGCTCTGCATCATACGTCAATAAGCCTGTCCTGCCCGTTGGTTTTAGCTCTATATTACGTGGATGAGCTGCACTCACTAAATTCTCCTGATTCTTCCAAGTCTACTAAAAACTCTGCCAAATCCTTATCTACCTGTCCATCTTCCATTTCCTTTAGTATCCTTGCTTCCCTTGATGTTTGCACCTGACTTTTACATATGCTACGCTTACCATTTTCCAGTCTCTTTTGCACTACGTATATTACTTCTCCCATCACATTCTCCCCGTTGGGGGTCCACCGGGATTAGGCGTAAAACCACGCTTTCTACTTTTACTCTTTTCAAACTTCTCTTTTACTGTCTTACCTTTAGATTTCTTTTTCACGTCTTAATTCCTCTCTTTCGCTCTGCTCTCTCCTGCGCAGGAGTGTCTTTAGGATTATCCTTGCGGTTCTTGTTCTGGCTCGAAAAGGGGAGTTTCTTGGGCTTTTGCTTCTTCATAATTCATATCCTCTTTCGGTATAGTTAAGTCAATCGCGTTTAACCCCGATCCCAAATAGTTCGTAAAGTCAAATGATACCGGTGGATTGGGATCACCTTTATGCTCTATTACACTCGCTTTTTCTCTAACCAATTTCTCTTTCTGTTCTGGCAACAGTCCTACATTGAAATTATACGTAACCGTTGCCCCCGCTGCTATCCCCGACACGTCCACCTTCTGACCCCATCTCTTCTGCCCAAAACCCTTTGCCATTATCCGTTTATGGTTCGCTATTTTTTCTGCCTTATCTAACTGTTTATCTGATGGTACAAATACTTCTTCTAACTTATCTCTTGCTTCAAACATTAAGTTATCCGCTTCATGGTTTAACGCCCACTCCCATTCTGCTTTCCTCTCTGCGTCATTGTCTATCCATCGCATTAAAATATGCTGAGATATCTGTAACGCTGTCGCTATTTGTTTAGGGGAGAACTGATTTAATAATAGGTCTGTTATTATCTCCATCCCTATTGCTTCAAGATACTGTAAAGGGTGAGTATGCTTAGAATAAAAGGCATCATAAGATCGAGGGTCAAAATGCTTAAACGGTGCCTTGTACTGTATCCTGTCCAGTATCTGTAACGGAGTTTCCTTTTCTTTGACTAAAGCGTTCATAACTCACCCGCATCCTCTGTTTCTTCTAAGGCTTCAAGAACAGTGATACGCTTTAATAAGGCATCATGTACAACTGCCGGTGTTAGACTTCTGCCTATTGACCCCCTAGCAGCCCAAAAAGACGTACCTATTGTACCGTCCATGTTCCAGACGACTAAAGCATAACCCGCTGCATGACCCTGTGACAAAAGTTCATTCTTGGCATGTTGTAAATGCCTAGTAATCTCCTCATGCGTTTTATCTGGTAGACTAGTCAAATCTACCAGTTTCGGCTTCGGTAACGGTTTGTTTTTGACTATCTTTATCTCTCTCTTTTTGCTCATCTAATTTCTCCTGAAACCTTGCTCTGTAATGCTCTATATGTAAATCTTCCAACCACTTGCTAAACTCTCCCGGCTTGCGAACTTCAAACTCTATAACTCTTGATAAAGCTCTTTTGATTTTAGGTGCATAAAGATTAAATTGCGGTATAGTGTTTGGTAAGAGCCTAGTATTTTTCGTTACAGGTTTAATTAACCTATTTTCTTTCTTTAACCTTTTATACATTGCCCGCTTCGCTTTCCTTCTTGAAGATGATCTGCTCATTACCATTTTCCTTTCGGACACTGTTGATCTTTTAGCCAAGTCTTGCCTTCCACCACGCATAGGCATACCGAACATAACGAAAGAACCGCAGGAAAAGCCCTTCTGTAAAACGGACAAGTTTTACAGATTTTAAGCCTCTTTTCCCGTTCATCGTCCATTGCAAATCTAAAACGCATCTTTTAATTCCCAAGTGCTGGCGGTGGCTGTGTGTCTTGTCCAGCTAAAGGAGGATCAGTTACCGCTTCTTTAGGTGCATGTCCTTTTATTAACTCTTCCGGTCCTATTGAACTTCTCACTCTACCTAAAACTTCTTCTGTTTTTGCCGCCTGTCCTAATTGATAAGGCATCCACATGGCATAACCACCTTTCTCTGGTTTAGGTTTACCAGACTCTAACTGCCAAAGAGGCGCTTTAGAAATATACCTTGTTTGACCAGAAGCACTTATTACGAAAAGACTTACTTCTTCTGGACTATGAACTGCGATTATATCTGCCTTTAAGGGATCGTTATTATGCTGTTCTAAATTGTCTACGTTCTTTGGTATATACCATACTACTCTTCCAACAGTTGGTTTAATAAAGCTCATTGGGATTCTCCTTGGGGTGGGTCAACCGGCCTACGTATCACAGTTCTGCCGAGCTGTCAAGGGGTTTCGAGCGCGGGGATAACGAAAAAAATTTATTTTTTAGCATATGGAGATAATGAGGACTACCGGGTTTAGCTTACCGAGATTTTAAATTATTATTTTTTGGCGCGACTTAAACCAATTGTGCGAGTTATAGAGGGTCCCTATGGGACCCTAAAAAAATAGGGTCGTCCTTGGTCCGCGTCAGGGGTCTAGTATACAATGTCACAATACCGGTTTGTATACATATGCACAACACCGCATCCTGAACTACTGCACTTGTATACAATGTTGCGTGATGCCTGGACGATTACCGGACATTGTGCCGGGTGTTGCATTTAGATTGAATAAGGAGTAAACTCGAAACCGTAGGGCAAAAGCGAAAGGCTAGCCCTACTCCCGCTTCACCGGTAAGCCCACTCAATGTACAAGGAGGGTAAAGGGTGAAGCATTGTCTAAACTATCGGAGACTTTCAAATGGCACACGAACTTGATTTTTCGAAGGGTTTCGCAGCAGTTGCGGCAATCGGTGGCGCAGAGTCCATGTGGCACAAGCTTGGTAATGCGATCCTGCCGACTGATACGCCGGAACAGATTCAGGTGAAAGCGGGCGCAGACTTCAATGTCAATATTGCGCCGGTAGAGTTTCAGCGGGAGATTGTGGGGCTTGATGGTAAGCCGCTCAAGGTTTCGACTACCGCAGAAAACCGCTTTGTGCTGTATCGCAGCGATACCGGCGCAGTTATGAATACCGTAACTGAACGATATAAGCCGGTTCAGCCTACAACGATTTTCCAGTTCTTCAAGCAACTGTGCAGTAAGTACGGTTACCAGATTGAAACCGCTGGCGTGTTGTTTAACGGCGGTCGATACTGGTGTACGGCTAACACCGGTTGCGTGTTGGAATTGCCGGGTAAGGACAAAATGCACCAGTTTGTTACGGTCGCAACGTCCTGCGATGGCAGCATGAGTACCGAAGGATTCACCGGTGAATTGCGACCGGTCTGCAATAACACGCTGCAATCGGCACGGCATAGCAATGTGCTCAGTGTCAAGAACCGGCACTCTACTGTTGTAGACTGGGACAAGATTTGCATTAGGCTTGAACTGGTAAGCGATGCATGGAATCAGTTTAGCGAAAATGCAAAGCGAATGGCGAAGCAAAAGGTCAGCGAAGAACAGGTAATCAAGATGTTGCTAAACGCTTACTACGGTTTAGATTCAGATGAAAAAATCGCTGAACACTTCGCAAAGGAAAATGAAAAGAAAAATAAGGAAAGGGAAAGCCGGACTGTGCAGGTGTTACAGCGGCTTGGCGCAGCACTGAAGAATGCACCGGGTTCCGATCTGGCAAGCGCACGCGGGACATTGTGGGGCGCGGTTAATGCCGTGACTTACGATATCGACCATGCGGGAACCGGTCGCACTGAAGAGGCTAAGTTTATCTCCTCACAGTGGGGCAAAGGTGCCGACGTGAAACAGCGCATGTGGGATGCTGCGGTGGCACTGGCAGCGTAACTAAACCGGGGGGGCTGGCAACAGCCCCCCTTTTTCTTATACCTAATTGGAGATTAAACAAAATGGCACATGATATATTCAACAGCATAACCGGAAGAAAGCTAGCCACAATTAGTGGCGCATGGCATGGGCTAGGAATGCGGGAAGACGATCCGGCACCAGAACTGCCACCGGAAGAACCGAAAGGTCCAATGAATAAAGAACGTGCGATTGCTATAGTCACTTGGGCTATTGCAGACGCGCCGAGCGGCAGCGAGACTGAAGAAGACTTGCTGGACTTGAGAGAGTATTTGGAGGATAACTTAAAATGAATGCAGAACAAGCAAAGAAAGCAATTAACACCGCATTAAGCGGAATCGGATTTGTGGATAATCCAGAAGAGTTGGAAGAGGTAATTAAATTTATCGACCAACAGGAAAAGGAATTAAACCGCGCACACCGGGACGCTCAAGACAATGAAGACCGCGCACGCTGTTGGTGATATACTAGGGGGACCGGGCCAACAAGGCCGGTCCCCTATTTTTGTTTTATTTGCTATTTAGTTTTATTATGGGATTAGACCTATAATATTATAGGTCTACAGTTACTCGTCAGCGCCGAGTGTTTGTTTTAGCTACGCGCCAGCGCCTAGCTACGCGCCAGCGTCAACGTTAGTTACTCGTCAGCGGCATATTAGATTTAGAATCGCTTTAACCTACTAAACAACCCTATTGACAGCACCGGGTTCCGTGTGCTATGCTCTATGGTGCTACAGGAGATATGTAATGGCTACTATTAAATGTAACTATCACGTAAGACTATTAATCAATTGGGAAGATTTGACAGATAAAGAAAAAAAGGAATTTGATTGGATGGACCAAGAAAAACAACAGAGCGCAGACTTTGTAAGATATAAAGGATGGGTGTACTACATTAATGATTTTATGGCATGTCCCAAAGGTAATGAGATGGAAGGATGGGACGGCTATGAAGCCGATTCTTATTTTAGCGGTATCCTGCTTAAATGGCCGGATAAGTTTGATATGGATCGCGTAATAATGGCGCGTATTTATTCTTAGGAGCGTGTAATGGTAGACAAATCTATTGAAGATGCGGACAGTCCAGAAGCATTTATTAAGGCTTTACGTAAACAAAGTGAGAAATGCATGGAAGCGAGTTTAGAACTAAGCGCGGCATGGCAGACCAGAACCGCAGGACATTTTTGGGTATTCGCCAGTCGAGAACTAGAACGCATGGCAATTAGACTGGAGAAACACGTACCATAATTTAGTTTTGTGCCGTTGCACCCTCCGAAGCGCCGCTAACATAGGGCGCTCTTTTTGTTTTAGATCGTTTTACCCCTAATGGGGTTGTATTTTTGTATTTACGCGCCAGCGCCAAAAGTCACTAGGGGACGCTCGATCCCAAAGCCCGTTCATAAAAAAGTTAAGTTTGGTCAGATACAGCCTATTACAAATCGAAAATAAATAACCCCGGCCAGCCATTTTGTTTCGGTTAGAGACAGAGACAGGTAGGAGTCCAGATATAGATAAAGGCAAATATATATGTTCTTTATAAAATAATTTCATTAGACCCCCTTATTTATTTATTCTTGTATACTTTTATACTTGTACACATGGCGTCCCGCCTAGCTTTCTGCCTCTTGACTGGATTATTTATTTTCTGTATACTCGCGGGGCTACTAGGAGTAAATAGATTATGATTCCGATTCAGTACAAACAATTAGATAAAATAGCACGATTCTATTACAGGACCGTGAAAGATGAAGTGGAACATTATCCACCAATCCAAAAGCACTTCCAGATTTTATATAAGCTAAAACTAATCCATGCTACAACTCCTTTGGACATAAATCAAATGGCGATAGATACAAAATCGCCAAAAAGGAAAGAAAAATTAGAACGAGATATAGAAATGATGTTAATTTGTTTAAATGAGTCTACTGGAGAACTATGGTACAAAGATGATGAAAACGCAGAACCGGAACGGCAAAAGTCAGAATATGATCTAAGATATATTAAAACAGAACAGAAACAAACCAAACCAGCAAGTGATAGACCAGTAGGCAGACCAAAGATACAAGATTTGGACACGTTTAAAGCTAGGTATCAGCCAGAAGCAAGAATATACACAGTAAACGAAACCGAAAACCAAATTACAAGCAATCTTTGGACACTTGCACGGAATCCGCGAGTAAATCCAAAAATGGATAAACTATATCTATCGCCGGGAGTTGACACTAATACCGAAAACGTGTTAGGCTACATTAGGACCGCGAAACCGTGGACCGATAAGACAGAACGTTATAAATACGGAGAGACAAAATGAAATACAAATACATCACGATCCAAGCAATACCGCAGAACCTAGAACTAATCTTGGACGACAACAGCGAGACAAACAAGGCAATAGAGAAAGAAACAAAATTGGCTCTTAATGCTCCTGCTCTTAAAAACTGTTTGGACACAATACACGCCTTAGCAGTAAATAAACAGGCAGGAGTTAACACAGTAGAATACAACCGGAATCTTTTAAACCTAATCGAAATACAAGCTAAAAACACACTGGGGATACTGAAGTGAAAACAGCGGATATTAAAACTCTACGGATGGAAAAAGATTTTACTCCAGTTCAAGCGGTAGCAACGAAAGTCTCTAATCTTCTTTTGGACGAACTAAACCGCATAAATACAAGAAACACCGATTTTTACTATGATCGGTCAGAATATAAGCGCAGAGTAAAAGAGATTATTGTAAGACATTTGACTAAGCTAAAGCAAAAACATAATCTGAACTTCCAGATACCAAAAGAGGTTTAAAATGAACGAGTATAAGTTTAGTTATGTAGTGGGAGGAGTGCGGCTTAGTACTACCATTGTGGCAAATAATATGGAAGAAGCACACGAAAAGGGAAAGAATAAAGCTTTAGAACTGTTTTCAACCGCGCATGGGTTTTTAACTGAGAGAGTGGAGAACTAAAATGCAAATAGGATTCGATGAAAAAGACCGGGAACTACTAATCCAAAGAGAAGCTAAAAGAAGTCTTTTGATTGGTCCACAAGTGGGCGATTACGTTATCTTTCCCGATAGTTTAGGAGGCGGCATAAGGCAGTTCACCCACTATTGGCAAGACGATCTAAAAGGAGATTCGCTTCAAACTACTGTAGGCTCACATAAAAGAGCAGACGGTACTGTTCATCCCTGTGCTGGTGACGTTTCGTTTTACATTGACCGAGACGGAGAGTGTAATTTTAGTGGCAGTTTGGACAAAGCGATACCCAAAGACAAAATCTTTCCAAGCTATAATGGAACTAACCAAGCTTTAAGATACGGCAATGTCTGGTTCTTTCACCATGACGTGCCGGGAGCGCACCGGGGCGTCCATGCAATGATTACCTTTAAGATTTGGGAATATAAGCCATGAGAGCTACACAAGCGCAATTAAAATACAGAACAAATATGGTCCAACAAGGCGTAAAACGGATTAGAATAAGGAAAGGCATAATGAACGCGAGAATTAAAAAAGCAGAAGTAGATATTGCTCCTGAAATGAAAGGGCTTAAGGTCTTTTCTACTGAATACGAAAAACAGCTATTTTTAGCCGTGGAGAAATACCCCGGCGAGTATGCTTTTAAGGCTGATGTGGTCTTTAAAGTAGCGGAGCGTATGTGTGCTGCGTTTAAGAACAAAACGTATAATAAAGCTGGCAGAGCAGTAAAGGCAACATGTAAAGCTTTGAATATTCCTTGGACCTATACGGCAATCAATAGGTTTCTCAGTGAAGGAGTTTAAAATGATAATGTCAGAAAAAGAGTTTAAAGTCAGATTCCGTCCATCGGCCAAGGCGAACGGGGAATTGTTTAAATACGAAGAGATATTAGAAACACCGATAAACAAGCTTTGGTCAATTATGGAAGCGGGAGAGAAGGGAGAGCATTTAACAGCATTACCGGGATTAACTTACGGCATGGACAATATAGGTTTTGTTATAGCTGAAGTGCCGTGGAACGTTGGCGATGAAGTTATAGAAGCCTATTGGAAAGGACCAAAAGAGAATAAAACTACCTATGAAAAGGTACTAGCCGGGGAACTAAATCTGCCTTATCCATTCTGCCGGTATCCAGACAAGTGCGGTAAAACTGGGCGTTGTGAATCCGATCCCTGCTGTGCGGATTAACAAAAATGACAGACAAAATAAGAGAGCTAAGAATGAGAGAGCAGCAATTAGCGGTGGCACGCAATTTAAGTGACGAAGAATTAAGCGCACAGATACACCTAACCGATCCTAACCGTGATCCGAATCATAAATGCCTTTCCTGTTTTTACTGCGCTTGTGTAGTAGTATACAAAGAACGTTGGTGGATACAACATAAAAAGGTGACAGAATGAGAAGCATAAAAATAGACAGAAAAGCGATACGGTTTATCTATACCGGTGGGCAAACTAACGCTCATTGGAACCTAATTACTTTCCATCTAAAAATGTTCTTGCTTCTATGTAAAGATGGGCTTGTTAATATTTGGTATAGTAAGAGGGTAAAATGAAGCGCTTTTACTTCTTGAAATACTTGGGTCAAGTGTTTGCTCTTGAGCCTAAGACCCGAACCCTGCTGCAAGCCTCACCAGCGGGCGCAGGAGCGCCGCGCCTGACTATCGCGACCCTCGACACACTGGCGATCCCGCCGGGGCGCAGGCACACACGCAAAGCGGCTATCTGGGAGCTAACCCCGTTGCGGCTTTTAATAGAGTACGAATTAAATAAGAAAAGAAAGATAGGAGAACCACTAGAGGTAGTTTATCCTTATGTTACTCCATTGCCTAAACCATTGGTAGCGTTTTTATCCAGAGAAGAGTGGACAGAGCAAAACCAAAAGGATTGGGATCAATATCAAAGAGATAAAGACAATAAGAAAAAGAAACAACAACGGGATAGGAACAGGCACCCACATCATCGCGTAGTAAAACTAAGTAGTCAACAAGCTAGTTCGGCATTAGAAGGATATACCACTGTTTTAGATGAGGAGACAGAATAATGCATTTTGAAATAAAGAAAGCTGGTATAAATAGAGAGGGTAATAGCCGCTACTACTGGTTTCTTTTTGATGATGATAATCTATTTGTATGTTCTAGTCAAAGAGATTATAAAGAGCCAGAGTTAGCTTACCAAGCTTGTGAAGAATTAATAAGCACAATGCGGAACCCAAGCGAAGAAATTAAAATTCGGGTGACATAAGAAAAAGTGCTTGACGGTGGTATTGGTTGTGCTATACTGAGAGTGTAAGGTAGTCTTTTGGAGAGTGCTATGCGGAGAAGTTTTAAAAGATCAAACGTTGTCCCGCAATGGGCTAGAGAAATAACAGACGCAGAAGCGGGAAGCGATGTTAAAATAATCTGGTACTCCTATAAAAATGGATACCGTGGACATGGGAAAGGTAACCCTTGGGACAAAAGAATTACGTGTCACGCAGATGATGATAGAACAAGAGCTAGTGTGTGTTTAGTTTTACATGAGATTACCCATGTAATAACTCCGATTGACACAGTTAGGAATAGAGAAAGATGGGCATGGCATGGTCCAGAGTTTATTAAAAGGGTAATTAAACTGTACGAGAAGTATGGCGTATTAGAATATGCTTCTGAATGGGAACACTACGCGCGAATCCGCAGCGCAATAAAGAGGTATTTACTTATGAACAAATACAAAAATGCAGGTGGTGACAGTAATACGTATGTCCAAGTCAAATGCCCGGTATGTGGCTATAAGGATATCACACAAGATAAAGCTAACTGGACTTGCTCAGAGTGTGCAGATAAAAAAGAGATGAAAAGTCGAGTAGCAAGCGGAATAAAAACAGCAATAGCTGACAAGCGAACTTCGCTAGAGTTAAAGACAGCATTAAATACGCTATTGCCTAAGTTTGAAGAGAAACTGGTACCAGTAAAAGAAGACGACTTTATGCAAGCGCTCCGTAAAGTAACCGGGATCAAAGAACCGGAACCGGCAAAGGTAATAAAAGAGTATACAGTGAATGGACTCCAGTGTAAGATAGTGAGTACCAAGAGGAATTAAGAGGAGAGGTAGAATGAGAATTAAAGTACCAGTCTGTGAAATGGAGATAGATGTAGAAGGAAAAACGATTTGGATTCATTCGCCGTTAGGTGCGACAGTGCTTAGAATTAAGTGCTGGAGTGGAATAGAACTAAGTAAGTGTACAGATAACCCAGTAACACATTTTGATTTAAATATAGGTTTGCCACCGGGGAATACTTACGGGGATCGTGGGGGTAGAGTTGGTATTTGTCTTGGTCCAGATGCAGTAGAGGAGTAAACAAAATGGCAATCAGAAACAGGCGTCGCGGATACATTGTCAGTACCAGAGCAAAAGACGACAGTGCGAAACCGAACAGAAAGCGGCACATGGGAAATAAACACAGAAAGAAAGCAAGAAACAAAGTTAAAATGAGAAGTCATAGGAGAAATTAAATGGCATTTAAAGTTGATGTACATCGTTTAGGCGAACGTCATGGTACTACTGGTATTTATATTCGGGCTACTGCGCCGGATGGTGGATTTGGTACTTATGATATTGCAGAACTAGATCGGGCTTCATTGCGTGACTGGTTGCGCTCGCGTGGTGGTGATAACTTGTGGGCTGAAAATACTGTTTTTATTTTATTGGGACATGAACCTTGGGCACCTAACGAGGGTCAATATGTTCCAGAAGTAGTAGTGGTTAAAAAAGATTAATAGACAGCGCGGCAGGAATGAAAGCTAACTGTTTTTGCCCCAGTTAGTGAGTAGTTCTTGCTGCGCCGTCATGGCTAGGAGGATTTATGTTATCAGGTGTAGTAGTTTTAAGTGTATGGGTACTTGGTTTCGTTTTACTTCTATTGGTCCCAGTGCATAAGCGCTGGAAGGATGATGGTGACTGTAGAGAGGTAGTGTGGCATACTTTAAGAATCCCGACAAATTTAGAGCGTTTTACTTTATGGCGTTCTAGGATTTATATTGAGGAGGATGTAAAGTGAAAGTGAGGCGTGAAGACCGGGTAGACTTTGACCAGACGGCCCTAGCTGTACAGGCGATGAAGGAACGCCAGAGGCAACGGGCGCGGCAGAGGGTGTTGCTGGTGATCGGTACGGTGTCCCTGCTGGTTGCCGTGCTGATCGCAGTAGGGGTGAAAA